AGGACCCTTGCGTGGTACATAAACCATTGAAACTCGCCCACTTAACGAATTTATATCATAAGAACCTGCCGGTGCTACTGATGCTGGTGGGGAACTGATCCTCGAATTTTGTGTAATTGCATACATAGAAGAAAACGCATGAATATTTATATCTGATAATGTATCTGATGGTGCAGTTGCGTGTATAATACAAGGAAAACAACCAAATTCGCCAACTGAATATTTACTATTATCAGTATTACCACTTGGCATTTTACGCGGAACAAATACTGGTGTAAATGCTCCAGTAGGTGCTGGAAATAATTTATCAAAACCACCTGTAACCATCGTATAATACGCTAAAATATACCCCAGTTCTGCAGTAGGTTGTAGAGTAGATAAATCCATTGGACCAAATTGTAATTGAGGTAATACTTCTGTAATTAAACGCCATTCAGCAGGATTACCTACTAACATATTTTGATAGAATTTATTTAATGCCTCGGTAGTTTTATATCCTTCTCCACACTTACTTGCGTCTTGTTCTAATTCTGTAACACTCCAATTATCAGGTGTAACTTGTCCTTCGTACTTCCATTTAGAATTTAAACAAAGACCTGTCATGGTAGGATACTCCATCATTGTTTTACTTTTTAATGATTCTAATTCTTTCTTGATTATTGTAACATCTGAATCTTTTGTTGTTAAAAATATACTATTATCTAAAAAATTTGATGAGTCATTTAATAATTTAAGTTGATTCGTTAAAACTTCACCAACTCTACTTGAAGAAATATTTCCTGTTGGTAATTCAAAATCGATTATTTTTGTCATTTTATTAAAATATTGAGTATCTCTTGGAACATTTTTAAAATTAGGTTCGTCTGGACCCGGTATTACTACAATTGGATTTACATCAATATTATAAAGCGGTCCTAAATTGACTAAACTTTTTGTATTTATTTCTGAACAATAAAGTCGTATTGAATTAGGTTTATAATTAGTGTATCCACCCTTAAATCGTGCTGCCTCAAAATTCAGCAAATCATTATATTTTTTTGATGGGTCATTTCTTGTTATATAGTCATTTACACTTTTTGGTAAAGCAACGCTTCCGTCTGTACGATTTGAAAACCTATAATTTCCAAATTGTGCATATCTGTCGGCGTCGGCGGCATAGATTACCACATTTTGACTTGATGGTCCTTGATTTAATACCTGATAAGGTGATGCGCCACCTTGAATAAACGGAACTTCAGCACTCGCACTATTTGGCACCTGCAAATCCCATAAAACAGATGGACTTGAGGATTGGTCTTGAACAAATGGGCAGGTGTCCTTATTTTCTATATTCATATTTACATTTTGATTTTGATTGAAATATGTACCAGGCAATCCATGATATGGAACTGATTGAATCCAAGAAGCATATCCACATAGTTCTCCTAATTGTTTTATACCGTTTCCATCCGGGGGTCCAGGCGTAAATCCAGGAAGGAGAATATCATTATTTTGTCCTTGGAAAAAAGCACAATTTCTATCCATTCCAAATTGCTGTTGATTCCATTTAAATTTTTTTGCGAGTAGTCCATTCTGCGGAAATGGAATACCCTGTGCAAAATTAATTCCCCATATATGTTTCCCAGTTAAATCTACAGTTCCAAAATTTTCGTTGTTAAATCCTCGTCCTCCATCCGAATCTGTAATCATATGTGTTCCACTTGGTAAATTAAAATTAAATTGACAATTATTTGTCACATAATAAGATATTTCTGCCTGTGCCTTATTGTCAGTGATTTCTAAATTATCATCTGTTTTTACATTACTTTTTCCTCTAAAAGTTAGGAAGTCTGATTCACCAGCACCCAAAATATTAATCGAAGCACTTTCAAGAGATATTTGGTCACCAGGCACAAGAGGTATTCCGCTGGGTATATTTGTTTTCCAAGAATCTGTTGCGATTGTTTTCGTTAAATTTTGAGTAAATTTATTTATATTAGGAGTTCCACCAGGTGTAGCGTTAGTAACTGCTGACTGC